GATCAAGGAGGCTGACAGGGCATGGCTTAGCGCCGATTATGGACAAGACAAGAAGAATGGAGGATGGCATTGATTGATTATCACAACATCACCGCTGAGAACTTCCCCGCTGAGGAGTGGCTCAGCTCCTCAGGCTACCTCAGCACAACGCCGCTCCCTTACTGCGGTGAGTGTTTTGAGGGGATCGTCTATGAGAAGCCACCACCACCAACGGCGCCCATCGCTCGCCGCTGCCCAACCTGCACCCCGCTCCGCTCACGGCTCAAGCGATTGGAGGAGGCCCGCCTCCCCTTCCTCGCTCATCAGCACACCTTGAACGGCTATGAGTGGGACAGCCAAGAGCAGCGGGACAGGGTGGGCGCTGTGCTCGATTGGATTCACGGCAACACCGACCCCATTGATAAGCCCGCGGTCATGCTGTGGGGCAAGCCTGGCAACGGCAAGAGTACCATCCTTCACATCCTCGCCAAACATGCGATCTTTGAGGGCAAGCGCGCCCTGTTCCTCACCCATGAGGGGCTCTTTGCTGATATTCGAGCATCATGGAAGGCCAACAGCCTCAACCTCCATGAGATGCTTGAGAATGTTGACCTCCTCTGTCTTGACGAGCTCGGCGGCCTTGGAGGTGGCGGGCGGTGGTCTGAGTGGTACAGATCACAGACTAGGGAGATGATTGGCGCGATCTATGACAGGTGGGCAGCCAAGACTCTCAGCGTGGTCGCAACCTCCAACCTAGCTCCCAAGACGATCATCCACGACCTATGCGACAACAACAGCGCGGTGAGGTCGAGGCTTGGCGCGATCTTTGGGCGGCCTGTGCAGATGATAGGCCATGATAGGCGCGCTGGCGTTGATGATGGGTGGGGTTAAGATGAACATACAAAAGCTTGACCGATCCAAATTCATGACAAACCATGTGCTGTACGTCCTGAAGTCAGATGACCTTGGGGGGCTCTACTATATCGGCTGTCACTCATGCTTAGGTACGTCATACAATTGCTCAAATACCAAATGCCACTATAGAGGCAGCTCATCCACCATCACTGACTTAGTTGCTTTACACCCTGAGGCCCGCTGGGTCATGACGGCTCTAGCGTATGCGTCAGATCGAGAGGAGCTCAAGACGTTGGAGGAAATGCATCTCGCCCTCCATGTGGGCCACCCTAAGTGCCTTAACATCAAAACATCAGGGCAGTCGATGCCAAAGTATACCCCTGAGGCAAAGGAGCGAATGAGGTTAGCAGCTAGATCCAAGGGATACAGGATGAAGAAGCAGAATGGGGAAGATGTGTTTGTCAAGAAGCAACATCTGAGGTCGGCAATCTTGGCGGGCTACTCATTTAAGCGCATAAACATCAAGATCAAAAGTTATGAGCACAAAGTCCAAGCATTTGTTGGGACAGGCTCCCTTACTCAAGTCCTTATCGAGCTCTTGGATCAAGGGTGGGAGATTGGAGAGGATAGGCGCTTGACCATGATCAATGCAGCAGAGTTTTGGAGTCTTGTCGGCTATAAAGTTGAGCAACAGACGCGCTTTGTAGTGGTGCCCGTCTAGGCTGCCGCCAAGCTAAAGCGTCATAGCCAAGAGGCGGCTCATCCCCTCGATGCCCCAAACTGAATCACGGACGGCGCTGGCATAGTTCCGAATCTCAGCCTGAGCGTGACCATCCAACCTCAAGCTCAGGAAGTGGATGAGCGCGTGAAGTGAACAGCTCCAATAACACTCACTCATCAGCGACAGCGGGAGCACCGTTCGAGCTTGCTCTTTAGCCACACCCACGCTGAGGAGCTCCTCATAGCTCTTGAAGGCTTGCTCAATCGCTCGCTGATAGATGAGCTGAGCGCTGAGCGCGGCGTCATCCTCAAGCGGCCCCGCTGATCCTTGCTTGACGCTCGCTGAGCCTTGCCTCCACTCACTTGGCTCCCACGCCTCATGATCAAACTGGACATAACGCCCGCTGATCTCATTCCAAGCGCAGCCCACTTGATGCTTCATCCATTGACGCAGCACAAAGACAGGGGCCTTGATGTGAAACTGAAAAGTCATGTGGCGGAATGGTGAGGTGTGCTTGTGCTTCCACAGGTAGCCAATCAGCCGCCAGTCATCCTCATTCAGCTCATCGCTCATGCGTCCCATTGAGACACGGGCGCTGTTCACCACGCTGAGGGGCGAGCCCATCACAGCGAGGAGCTTGACGCTCCCTCCATCTATTGCGATCTGCTCACTTATCATCTACTGTCACCTCGTTGATGTGTTATAGGGTCGGACATCGAGGGCGGCGCCGTGTGAGTGTTGCGGCGCCGTCCTCACTAATCTAATGGAGGACACCATGAATTATGTCATCTTGATTGGCAACCTTGGGCGCGACCCAATAGCCAGGGGCTCTGACCGCAATATCGCCAGCTTCTCCCTCGCGGTCGAGCACAGGAAGAAGGGCGGCGAGAAACAAACCCAATGGTTTGACTGTGTAGCCTTTGGCAAGACAGGGGAGGCTCTCCTCGCTCACGCGAAGAAGGGCGATAAGCTCGCGATCACGGGGAAGATCAAAACCAAAGTCTGGGAGCGCGATGGTATTAAGCAGCAAGACCTAGACATTGTGATTGAGACTTGGCAGTTTGTGGGGAGCAAGCCCACCTCAAACGCCATTGGTAACCAAGGCCCCGCATCATGGACACCTGATGGAGACCAATGGCCTTGACCTCTTAGCTCCTCGCGGAGCTCCCCAACGAATGGACTAGAATGACGAATGAATTGAAACCCCAAGAGATCATTGGCGCTCGCCTCGCTGAGATGCGCTCCGACATGATCAGAATGCTTATGTTTAAGCTGCGGCTGGAGCCTCATGACGCTGAGGACGTATTCTCTGAGGTCACGCTTTATCTACTAGAGCATGGCCCCCGCCTCCTCGATATGGAGAAGGAGATGAGCGGGGCAATCCGCAAGCTCACCCGAATGAGGGGGCTCAATCATATCCGCGACAACAAGCGGATCGTTCATGGGTGGTTTCACCTGTGGGATGAGTGGGGACTGCTGCCAAGTGATGACAGCCCTGAGCGCTGGGATGATCAGATTGATTTAGGGCTCATCGCCGCTGATGTGCTCGAATCTGTTGAGCGGCCTTCTCATAGGGCTCCATTGGCTGCCATCATGGCAGGGGAACAGATCAATGTTGTGGCGCGTGAGCAGGGATGGAATCAGAACACCCTCCACAGCGTGTGGAAGCGTATGAGATACAGGATGAAAGCAAAGTATGAGCAAGAAGAAGTCTAAACAAGACCTTGAAGCGCTCAAAGATATGGCGGCGCGTGAGGCTCTTATCGTTGACTCTAATGATAAGTCACAGAAGACAAACGTGGGCGCGCGCGCGACCCCCAAACACGGCCCATATTCCCGCAAGTATGAGGAGAAGACTCATCAGCTCCTCACCTATCTGGCTCAAGGCTACAGCAAGGAGGCGGCCTGTATTGGCGCCCACCTCAACCGCCCCACGCTTTACAAGTGGCTTAGCGAATATCCAGACTTTGCGGAGGAGGTCGAGGACGCTCAATTCATGGCTGAGGGTCACGTCCTCGCGGAGCTCCGTGGCGCGATCCAACGGAAGGATGACACCAAGGCGCTCATGTGGCTGCTCTCCAAGCTTCGCCCTGATCGCTATGGGGACAGGAAAGAGGTTGAGATCACCACCAAGACCAATGACGGCGTTCAAGAGGTGGTGGCCATGTTCGAGCAGACAAACGATATGCTTGAGGACAAGACTGACGAAGAACGATGAACCGCCCTCCCCTGACTAGCCACCACAACTAGCCAAGGGAGGACAACTCAAACAGGCAGGAGCTTGTTATGACATACGCCAAGCTTGAGATCAACCGCCCCGCGCTCACCGCCACTTGGACGAAGGCCCAAATGGAGGCCGCCGTGGTGAGGATTCATCAGCGCTTCCAAGGCTTATTCACCTCGATCATCGAGAGCGCCGACTGGGCCAACTATCGTCTAGTTGATCACCCGCTTGAGGCGGGGCGCCCATCATGGCCTGACCCTGGAGAATATTGTGACCTAGTGCTCCAACACCGCGAAGGCGAGGCGGTGGCAGCGGTCGAGATCAAGACGCGCCACATCAAGATGAGGGATGAGCGCACCGCTTGGATGATCGCTGATGACGTGCTCGACCACATGAGCTCACAGCTCACCAAGCTCCAGACCATCGCTCATAGGAGTGACGCGCTGTGGCTCGTGGTGATCGGCCTCTATCGCGTCCCCTTCCAAGCGGCGGCGATCAACTTCAACACGCCCTTTGATTTGGTCTTGGTGTGGGGACGTGATGTGGGGAGAGACTCACCAATGGGTCGAGCGCGCTTCAACAGCCTCAGCGACTTTGACAGGGCGGTCTGTGACTTCAAAGAGCCCGCTCGGTTCTTCGAGGTCAAGAGCCTCCCTCGCTCAGCCTCAGCCGCTCCTCCTCCTCAGTCTGTGACCCATGACCTTGAGGCGCTCATCAGCAAGGCCCCGCTCCATGAGAGCTGTCGGCTCGCCCTGCTCTTTATCCTCGACTGGCCTGACGAGCTCCTCAGCTTGAGAACGTACATGAGGGAGCGCGCCACAGAGGACACCACAGAGTACAGCCTCCAACATTGGGCCATGAAGATGATTGATGAGGGCGTGGTCAAAGGCTATCGCAAAGGGAAGCGCTCTCATCGCTTGAGCATAGACGAGCCCGCGCTCAGGGCTTATCTCAAGGAGGTCAGCGGTGAGTGAGGAGGAACCACGGGAGCTCATCCTCAACGACCTTCAACGTGAGATCATTGGCGGGCTGAGGCGGCGTCAGAAGATCATCGCGGCGCGCTGCGGTTGGGGTAGTGGAAAGACGAGCTCCCTCATCTTCGCGCTGTGGTTCATCGCTAAGGTGAGGCCAGGGACAACCTCCCTCCTCATCACCGACACCACCCCGCGCTATAACTCTGTTTTGATGCCTGAGATTGAGAAGTGGCTGGCGCCTCGCGGTTGGGTGTATAACCACACGCTGCACAAATGGACTGACACCCACACAGGCTCCTCTGTGCTCTGTCGCTCCTATTATCGCCCAGGCACGAGAGACGCGAGTCACAACCCGCTGGAGGGCATCAACGTCACCTCAGGCGTGGCGCTCATTGACGAGTGCCAAACGCTTGGAGCTGAGGTGGCTCACAAAGCGCTAGGCCGCTTGAGGTCTGGCCCCACTCCAACGCTCATCCTAGTTGGGCTTCCTGTGGCTGATGCGTGGTGGTGCCAAATGGCTGAGGCTGCGGGGCTCCACCCGCTGCTGTTCACCTCATACGTCAACCAAGACAACCTCAGCGCTGAGTGGTTCGAGGCCACCAAGCTCCTCCCTGAAGATGAGCGGGAGGCTATGGTGATGAACAAACCAAAGCCTCCAAGCGGCTTGGTTTATCAAGAGTTCGACCTTGAGCGTCACGTCATTGATGATTTCCAATATCGCCCTGAGATGACTGGGCGCATTGCCATTGACTGGGGCTTCCGCAAGCCCTCAGTTCTTATCATCGCCTATGATGAGGAGCGTGAGGCGTCCGTGATCGTCCATGAGATCAATCCACAGGAGGTCACCATCGCGGAGCTCTCAGAGATGATCTTGAGGGTGGCTTGGCCTCGCGCTCACAAAGCTCAAGCGCCAGGTCAGCGGATATGGCTAGACACGGGCGTGGCAGACAAGGCGGGGAAGGCCCGCTCTGACCACACAGGGCGCTCAGCCTTCCGCGAGATGGGGAAGGGCGTTGACCAAGGCGGGCTTGGCCTCCCGCTCAGGAGTACCACCGACCCTGTGAGGGTGGACATACTCAATGGCGTCCAGCGCCTTAAGCGGGCCTTTGCTCGCGACCGCTACCTCATCACCAAGGAAGTCTGGGACAAAGGCGAGCGCGCCATTGGGAACAGCTTGAGGAAGGCGATCATGAGTTACGCTTGGGACACCAAAGAGCAGCCAAAGAAGGATGGGCGTGAAGACCCGCTTGATGCTCTGCGATATGACTGCATCTTTCATTATTGGGCTGACGAGGTGGCCCGCTCCTCATATACTCCAAGACGTAGACCCAACCGCGACAAGCGCGCTGGCATCTCCACCAACTCAAGGAGCTTCTGATGGCTGATCCCACCCTCACACCTGGCCTTGCTGATAAGGTGCTCGACCCCAACAACTTGGTGGCGGTTGTCACCGTGGGCCTCCTCTACATGATGTGGAAGTTCATGAACCGCCGCTTTGACTTAGAGCGGGAGGAGCAGCGCGAGATCATCAAGCGGATCGAGGAGCTTGACCGCGAGCTCCTCAAGCTTGAGGCGAGGATGGACGCCAAGGATGACTGAGCACCCAATGTTAGACCGTGTTGACCTCACCGCTGATGAGCCAGCCACCTCCAACGTGGATCACCCCAACCACTATCACAAGGAGAGCGGCGTGGAGGTCATTGACGCCATTGAGGCTTGGGGCCTTGGCTTCGCCTTGGGGAATTGCGTCAAGTACATCGCCCGCGCAGGTCATAAGCACAACGCCCGCGAGGACTTACAGAAGGCGCTCTGGTATCTCACTTGGGAGCTCGCCAGGTATGAGGACAAATAGGAAGTCAGCTCCTATTTAAAAGAATGGCCTTCATGGAGTCGCGAGCCCCATGAAGGCCAATGCTTCCCTCGCCAGGGAAGGCTTGTGAGATAGCATGGCGTTCAAGGATTATCAATACTGTTTGACCTGTCTCCGCTATGTGAAGCGCGGCGAGCCTCACCACTACAGGGGGACGCTCACAGTCTGCACCTCCCAAGCTGACCTCGACCTCAGCGCCCTCAAGCCTCGCGGTGAGTGGCCGAAGACTAGCCTTGACAAGTGGCTATGTTATAATGACACTAAGACTGACTTAATGGACTAGCCTGACGTCTGATGGAGGACTAACCCCCCGCTCATCAGAGGGCTTATGCGAAAGCTCGATTATCAAGCTGACACAGATGAGGCGCCTCGCCACATGAGGGCGCTGCATCCTCGTTTCTCTGTGAGGGGTATCACAGGGACTCAGCTCAGCGGGGGCATGATCACGGGCTATGAGCGAAACGCACAGCTCACCGGGCTCAACTGGGTGCGCGAGGCAGAGGACATGCTGCGCACCGATCCGGTCGTGCGTCGATCTTGGCACATGCTCAGGCAGACTCTGCTCTCTGCAACCTGGCGCTTTGAGTGTACCGACGAAGAAGATCCAATCGCAGTCGAGCTCGCTCGCTTTGCTAATGAGGCTTTCGGCTTTGATGGCTATGCAGGGCAGATGTCGCTGAGCTGGGAGGAACAGCTGAGCTATATGCTCGAGTTCGTGCCGCTCGGTTATCGGTATGCCGAGGAGATCTACCGAGTTGGCCCCGATGAGCAGGGCAGAGCTCGAGTGTGGCTCGACCGCTATGCTGATCGCGAGCCGAGCGCGCATCTGCGTTGGCTCTCTCGAGATAATCAGCAGCTCGATGGTGTGATGCAGCAGGTCGTTGGTGTCGGGCGCACTCCTGAGCCGATACCATCTAATAAGCTGTTACTGCTCGCCTTGAATCGCACCGGCAGCAATTTTGAGGGCTCAGGTATGCTGCGCCCTGTCTGGTGGTGGTGGCGCACTAAGCAAAAGGTTTCAAACCTCATGTGCGTCGGTGTCGATCGATGGGCTGTGCCGACTCCCAGAGTCAAGGTTGATCGCTCAGTCGCTGAACTGCATGGCTTAACCGACGCAGACATTAACGCAATGATCGACGACGCAGAGGCGCAGGCGCAAGCTTTCCTCTCAGCCGAGCAGAGCTATCTCGTCGATAATCCTGTCGTAAGCTTTGATCAGTATGCGAGCGCGCCCAACCTCTATGCGCAAGGCCCTCTCGACATTATCAAAGAGTGTGATAATCAAATCTCGCAGGCCTTCCTCGCTCAGTTTGCCAACCTCGGCATAACTGACACAGGCTCGCGCTCAGTAGGTGAGGTGCATTTAAGTGTCTTTAGGCGAGCTGCTATCAATCTTTTGGATATTGTGGCCTCTGTTGTGTCTGGGGTTGATAGGCGTGGCGGTGGCACCATAGGAAGGCTGATCAGATGGAACTACGGCCCAATCGATCCAAGCAAGCTCCCTCGCCTCACTCACACCGGGCTCGACACCGACGACCTCGCAGAATCTCTCGCCATGCTGCCTCAGCTCGTTACAGCAGGGCTGCTGACACCAGACGACGAGCTCGAGCGCGCCATAAGGGAGCGTCTAGGAGCTGGCGACCTGCCCGAGGAGGCACAACGATCTGCGCTAGAGAGAACCGTCAGCGCCGCTAGTGGTGGAGGCGGTGTGGCTGCGCTCGCTGAGGCTGCCATGAGGCGGAGGCGCCAAGATGGCTAGAACCAAAGCACAGACCCCCGCGCCAAAGCGTGATCAGATCAAAGGCTCCAAGACCAATCCCAAGGGCTCAGCTAGTGGGAAGCGTGGCGGGATCGAGATCAGCGAGAGCGTTGAGCGTGGCCTCCAAGCTATGGTTGACAAGCATAATGACCGCTACAAAGCCAAGTCGAAGAAGGTTGATCTAGGCTCGCTCAAAGCTGTCTTTAGGCGTGGCGCGGGAGCCTTCTCTGTGAGTCACCGCCCAGGGATGACACGGAACCAATGGGCCTATGCTCGCGTCAAAGCCTTCCTCAAGCTAGTGGGAACAGGCGAGCGCAAAGAGTCATATAATACTGACCTCGACTTGCTCCCCAACGGCCACCCTCAAAAGACTGAGGCCAAGAGTGAGGCGGCGCTCCTCGCTCCCAAGAAGTACAGCCACATTGACTTCAAGCCACCTCAAGGAGCTCGCAAGGCTGCGGAGCGCGCTTTGAGGCGAAGGGCTCAGAAGCCACAGAGCCAGCGAGGGATGACCCCCGTGGGGATTGCTCGCGCTCGCGACCTCATCAACGGCGTGACCCTCTCCCCACAGACTGTGCGGAGAATGCTCGCCTATTTCACCCGTCATGAGGTGGATAAGCAGGGCTCGACTTGGGAGAGCTATGGCAAGGGCCGCCAGGCGTGGGATGGATGGGGCGGTGATGCTGGCTTCACATGGGCTCGAAAGGTGGTTGATCAAATGAACGCAGCAGACAAGAAGGCCACGCTCCGCTCCTATGGCGAGGCGGTTCAGCTCAGCGAGCGCCCATCCTATGACGTGCCTGAGGGGCTCACCATTGGGAAGCCCTTCAAGACTTTAGCCCTTGGTCAAGTCTCATCACGGATGAGCGGTGAGGCGATTGGCTCCCCTGTCTCTGAAGAGCTCCTCGAGGAGATGGTGAGGGTCTATCGTGAGCGCCGCGATGCTGACCCTGTGATCATTGATTGGCAACACGCGACAAGCCCATTCAACGGCGGGACGCCCGCACCTCCTGAGAGCGGGAACGCTCTTGGGATGATCGTTGACCTAGAGCTCCGCGAAGATGGCCTCTATGCAGTCCCCGCCTATAATGAGCGCGGGCTTAAAGTCGTTCAAGATGCGGGGGGCGTCCTGTGGAGCTCCCCAGAGTATCTTCACGGCGAGATATTCACCCGCGATGGAGGAGAGAAGGTGGGCGATGCTCAGCTCCTCGCCATCACATTAACCCCCCGCCCTGCCCAATCTCACTCCAAGATTGATCGGGTCACTTTATCGGAAAGAGAGCAGATGATGGACTTTGAAAATATGTCCCCTGATGAGCTCAAGGCCGCGCTCGCCGCAAAGGACGCGATGGTCAAGGAGCTTGAGCAAAAGATCAAAGACATGAGCGAGGAGGCTGAGGCTTCACTTGCTGGCGAGCTTGAGGCTGAGGAGATGGCTGAGGAGTCAAAGCCTGAGTCTGAGGAGATGGCTGAGGAGCCTAAGGCTGAGCAGCTCGGTTATGACAAGGACAAGGAGCGCAAGATGAGCGAGGAGGTTAAGCTCAGCGAGACAGCAGAGCCTAACCTGCTCAGCGAGGTCATGCAGCTCCGCGCACAAAATCAGAAGCTCAGCGAGCGCCTC